TACCTTTAAGGTTTGTATAAGGGCTGCCTTGTCTCTTAGGTACAGAATACTCGCCTTTGGCTTTTGACAGAATAGTAGAAGCGCCACCAGTAGACTTACCCTGGTAGTTCTTATGAAGAGCCGCTATGTTGTTATCGATTTCACTTTGTTTATAGTTAAGCTTATGTTTTTCAGCATCAATAACAACCATACTGTGTCTAACAGCAGCAGCAAGTTCATCATCAGTAGCACCATGTAGAGTCATATCGGTAATAAGGTTGGAAATGATACCCATTTGAGTTTGGGTAGCTTTCTTAGACATTAAACGAACAGACTTGCCTTCATAACTAGCTGGGCCATAAATATCCTTCGCTTCGAAGTTCTCAAGACCTTTAAGAGGAGGGGTAGAAGTAATCTTGACTTTACCATTATGAGTAGGAATACACATAACGGTATCGCCATCGAAGTCCGCACCAGATAAACGGTCTGCATTTTTTTTACTAATACCAACAATATCGCCAGTATCGGTACCTAAAATATCCTTCGCTAACGCGTTCTTATTATTTACAGTAAGGATTGGGATTTCAAAAGTACCGCCATGAGGATAACGGATAAGAGCTAACTTAGTGCCATCCTTATAATTAGGTGCATATACTTCATTATCCTTTAATGAATTAATAGGCGCTATAACATGGTACTGTTGACCAGGAAGAGCGGCGGCCTTAAGATGTACGGCAGCGGAGTCGCATTCATCGGCAAACTTAGCAAGAAGATGTTTTTTGATGGTAGGATTATTAAGAGCACACAGCTCTTCATACTCGGCTACTTTATCGGCCTTGGCTATACCAAGCTGTTTCTTAGCAAGGCTAAGATTCTGCTTAGCTAAGAACTGAGAGGGGAGCGAATTACTCCATTCACTCCAATCGCCTTCATCAGCACGCTTATTAATAAGGCCAAGTTTAGCGCCAGGTGTACTAGAACTAACATGCTTTCCGGTTTTGGGGTCATACCAATACTGACCGCCCTGATCCGCATCCTTAATAGCAGACCCGAAAGGATTATCGGGATCTTTCTTAATCTCTTTGAGGACCTTGGTCATCGGAGTACCACTATGCTTGTTAGTGTTAAAGATAACATCAACACCATCTGGCATGTTGTCAGAATACACTGCCATACCCTTAATGTAATGTGTACCGTCTACAAGAATACGAACCTGAGAATATTTAGATTCGCCAAGGGAAAGGTCGTTAACTCCTCTTCTTATTTCAACAATACCATCTTTTTCAAGACCGCCTTCTTCGTTATAGCGAATCTTAATACGACTAGAGTCCATGCTTTCGGGATAGTGGAACTTCTTTTCGAAAGTCTCGCCACCATCTCGGGTTATGTATTCTTTTAAACTATGTACCTGGTCAAAATTATAAATTTCTTTATGCTCGGTGCCAGGAGGGCAAATAACCTTCTGATTAGTCTGCTGACCAGGATTGGTTAACTGAGGAATACCGCCCTTGTAGACAGGATATCCTTCCCTTTCGAGCAGATACAGCGCCTTCTCGAGATTCTCTTTAGAAATATTAAGTTCTCGTTCGACGCCAGTACCAACATCAATCATACCTCTGCTATCGATCTGCGACTTGATGAAATCGGCGGTTTCTCGGGCTGTATTCATACGAGCTTCTGACTTTTCATTAAGAAGAGAACGAACTGTAGATTCATTAATGCCCATAATTCTACCGATCTCAGAATATCCAAGGCCATCTTTCATAAGAGACTTCACTCGAGCAACTCGAAGCATTCTTCGCTCATCTTTAGCGATACTCATCTCAGTTCGGAACTGAGTAGTACTAAGTCCCATAGACTTAGCAATAGCGGTATCGCCAGAATATGTATTACCTTTCTCGTCGGTATAAGTAAACCCCTGTTTTCTTAATTCTTCGACACGACCAAGAAAGTCTCGGTTATGCTGGTAAGGATCTTTACCAGAACCATAGGGATAGCGTCCGCTTCGACGAGGCATACCATAGTGTGCCAAAATATCTTCTTCAATCGGAACCGACAGGTATGACATCATTTCTTCCGCTACGGGATTCATGGTTATCAAGCCTCCTTACTATCAATATCATTCATTAATTTATCGAGATGTATAATCTTTTCCATGATGGGGGTTATATCTTCAGCAGTAGGGGTATGGTATAACACTTCATCATTCTGATAGATTCGAAGTTCCATCTCAATATCTCTAGGATTAATTTTATACTCCAAACAAAATAAAGCAGCATAGATTTCAAGCTGTTCCATCTTTACTTTGGTTTTACCAGTTTTTAAATCGTGGATTCTAAGTTTGCCATTTTTAAAACTAATAGCATCGGCAGTGCCAAAGAATCTATCAGAATAATATAGAACAACTTCTGTGCTCATCTTAAAACCGATAGCATCATTAACATACATGCAGATAGTCTTATTAGATCTGGGCTGTTTGAATCCAAGATCAATAGTTTCCTTAGCCCAAGCATGCACACGACTTCCGTATTCTTTAGCTTTCAGATTAGAATATACTTCTATAGCTTGGTCGTCGTCATAACGTAGCCAACTAGATTTACTTGCACCGAATGGAGCATGCAAACCTTCAAGTTTGTAATGCTGATTAAATATCATTCTTCTCTCTCCTCAAACTGTGAAATAATAATGAAGCTCTGTTAAAACTACATCTTTATTCTCAGGACAAATAAATCTTGAGAAAGACATTTGATCCATACGTTCAACATAGTATTCTTGATTTGGCTGTTTCTTTGCTCGCGCACTCCTTTTGCATTCCAACGAGGCCCACTTGTTTTTATATAGTACAAGTAAGTCCGGTATACCCTGAATATAGCTAGCATCATTTTTCATGACGATACAACCTTCAAAGGTATCTTTTAATTCTTTGATAAGATTCGCCTGGAATTTGTTTTCTAACATCAAGTAGACCTCCTTTCGATCAAAAATTAATAGGAAACGATAAAGTGCCGTAAAAACGACTTTTTACCTCTTCCCTCTCATAAAAGGACTTGTAAATTTCGCGAATTTTCAAAATAGCCAAAATATAAAGTTAAAAAGAAAAGAGAGCGTGGTATGTGTTCCCTCTTCTTACGAAGCATAGGCGTCCACGTCTTACAATTTACCGTTCTTATGTTCACTTATATTCTCTTCTCATAAAGGGACATGTTACGTACGCGAAAAAGAAAGAGCCCTTGTTAGGACTCAATCTTTTCGCCTTAGGTTTCATTTTCTCCTCTAATACACAGTAACGCCCAAACACTCGGATTGTTGGGAATATCATTCGGACAAGCAGCTTCAATAGCTTCTCCAAGTTTACCTATATCGCCAAGCGTCATCTTGTCTACCATAAGTTCTACTGCACCGCTATTGTACTTGATGAAGTAATCGTCGAGTTCTCCAACGCCAAAACCTTCGACGGACATATTCTGGTAGTCCTTCACATAGTCCTTGACTGGTTTATTGATCAATTTATCAAGTGCAGATATAGATTCAGTATCAATTGCTGTCTTGGTTGTCTTATACAAGATGACTCCGGCAATCGTGGTAAACCCCACGATACAAATTTCTTTCTTGTGTGCCTTAACGTACTCCCATGCATTCTTAATCTTTTCGTTCATATGCATTCTCCTTAAAAATTTTTGCCTTTTGGCATAAGAGTGATTGCAAATATCGCGAAAAAGAAAAGAAGAGGTTTTTAAGTCTCTTCCTTTCTTTCAAGTGCCATACTGCTTGATCGCTCTCGGTACTATTAATCCTTAATCACACCAGCGTCTCGCATCGCTTTGATTTCTGCTTCTTCGAAATTGTAGACACCGTTTCTGAATGCGGTAACCGTAAGATAGCCAATGCCTAACATCACAGTTCCGACTCCGATAAGAATATCCACCACATCATTCGCCGATACAGCTTTTACAACGATGTCTTTTGTGATTCCGTTTTCAGGATTAGTAATAGAACCTCGTTTAATTTCAAACATAATGTTTCACTCCTTT